GGTCGTTTTTCATATTCTGGTATTGCAAAATCATGTAGCACTACTTTTTCAACATTCCATAACCTATGTATATGTCTATTTCGATAAGGCCATGCCTTACCACAACCAAAGTCTTGTATTACTACTCCTTTATGTTCAAAACTTAAATCTTGAATATTCCAGACCCAGTACATGACTTGTTCTCCAATCATAAATCCAATATCTTTTCTTTGATGTATCTTCTGATACTCCTCTTTCATATATTTATTTGCGTTTTCACTTATTATGTGCATAAAATTCACTGCCTCCCAGTAATGTCGAGGATAAAATCCCCATTTATTTGTAATTTTTTGTATTCTTGTGCTTCCATGGAAGTTCATCTCCTATCCTCTCATATTCTCTAAACTTGGGGTCGTCTTCATAATACATAGACTTCCACACTAATTCTGCCATTTGAAACCAAACAGCAACCGCTTTATCTCTAAATTCTTTATCACCCCATAAATAATAATGTAGCCACCACTCTTTATCAAATCTACATACTCTAACTTCTTGTTCGTGTAATTCTGGTATTTCATTTAACACTCTTAGTCTTTGACTTCCTGCAATTGGGTACCAGTTTGGCATACACAGAAAAGGAGAACGGACTCCTTCTTTTTCTAGTGCCTCTCTGAGAGGTTCATTAGGCGGCACATTCATAATGTTTTCTTGTACTTTTTCTTGTTCTAACAACCATCCGACTGTTCTTACATACCAAGTATGTGGTGGAAGGGGTATTAGTTCTGCTGTTTCTCTACTTACTCTGTCATCTGCCATCTTTCAAAATCCTTCTTGTAGTAATCGTATATCATTTCAAAGATTACTTTTCTATTAAATTCAGGAATATCTATTCCTTTCTTAACATGTTGAGGCTCTAAACCTAAAGCCTCCCATATTGTTTGGTCTTCCATTCTATGAACTTCTACTTCTGGTTCTCTATAATACATCCACTGCGGCATAAAGAACTTAGAAAAATTCATAAAGGAGTATTCATACTCAAAGTTGTGTCCATTAAAGAAATCCAGTCTAGGCAAAGTAGACATCACTTCTTCAGTCCACTCATATAATCCTTTACCTACTATAAAATTTCTCATTAGAAAATGTTTGTATACACTAACCCATCTACTTATAGGGTGTCTAATTACAGTATAATACTTATAGTCTGGAAACTGCATGTATGCTTGGTCATAAGTAAAATGCCAATCAGTTATAATCTTATTCCCTCTATTGTGATAAAGTATAAAAGGATGATTAGAATGTTTTAATACACTTTTATTTTTATACTTTTGTAGATACCTAGAGTTTATTGATGTTCCGCCTGTTTTTGGTATGTGTATGAATACTTTATTCTCTTGTTCTATTATCATAATAACTCTCTATTTGTTCTGCTACTTCTTCGACAGGCAAAGGATTATCCCAAGGAATTGTAATTAAATCCCCTGTAAATTCACTTGCCCAAGTATTATATGCCATTACTAAATGGAACATATAACCTTCATCAATCCCTATTTCTTTCTCTCTAGCTCTATCTTTTTGCCTTTGTATAGAAGTTTCATGTTTTACTTTTAGATAAATAACTACTTCAGGAGGTGGTTTTGATAAAGAATTATAGAGTAGAGTACATGTTTCATAATCTCTCTGTTCCATATCTCCTCTATCACATAATACTTTCTGAAATATTCTATCTTCATATATAGTTCTGTCTTGTAAGCCGCCAAATCTACTTAGTATTAGTGAGCCTTTAACTCTTGAAGCCATCATATAAACTTGCATACGAAATGCATACTCTTTATTATCAGCATAAAAATCTGCTAGATACGGAGAGATAGGTTCTTTTATCAAAGGCAAATGCCAGTAATCACTAAGCTGTTTAGCTAGTGTACTCTTTCCTGCAGCTATAGTTCCTGCAACTCCTATATATCTTTTACTGTTCGTTGTATACATCTTCTAGCACTTCTTCGTAAATACTTCTAAATTCTTCTATTGTAGGAATATCTACTTTTACTTTTTGTCTTGCATTTATTTTTATTAACTTTGCACAGTGCAATATCCACGCTTCTTCTAATTGTTTTTCTGTATATAATATCATAGTTTTCTCCAAAGTCGAAATGATTTACCTTCTCCATGCACATCTTTGTAATCTTCATAGTACCCTTTTACTTCAAAAGGATTCATCCATTCTACTATTAGATGTATTCTATCACTACTTCCATTGCTGACAGAATGAATTACACTGTTATCTACTTCGTAAATCTTTCCAACTTCTAAATGTTCTTCTTCTTCGCCTACTTTAAATATACACTTTTTATTTGTAGTAATTGGTATGTGTATATCGTGATTGTGTATTACTGATATCCCACCATCAATGTGTGGCTTTAGTTCTCCGTAAGGTTTTAATTTAGCAAATAATATACTAATAAATCTTCCATATCCAAAATGTGTATAAAGTTTCATTTGCAACTTACGAAACCAAGCTCTATGATAATACTTATCATAAAACTCTGTTTGTGGTGCTTCTTGATGTGGTTTGCCTTTTGCATATTTCCACATTAAAGGACTAGTATCACAATCTCTAAATATTGTTAATTTAGTTTTCCTTTTATTTCCTAAAGGATTATCCCAATCATCTTCATCAAACTTGATTGGATAAGATGGCATACTGCCTATTTCTAAAATGCTTCCCATCTTTCAAAATCCTTCTTATAATAATCATAAATCAACTCCTTTACATCTTCCCTGTTATATGGGGATAACTGAGTAATTGATTTATGATGATTATTTTGTATTGTTCCTGTGCGTTCCCATATTGTTTGGTCTTCTAACCTGTGTACTTCTACTTCAGGTTCTCTGTAGTAGACCCATGCTGGTAAATACATTACATGAAAACTTCCCATTCTAATATGGGCTTTCTCAAAGTAATCTAAGTTTTGGACTGTTCCCCAATATGCACCATTCTTTAATGAAGATATTGCTTTTTTAGTCCAAGTTGTTATATCCCAGTCTATTATGAAATCGTTGTCTACATTATGTTTGTAAAGACTTTCCCATCTATCCAAAGGATTTCTTATAACTGTAAAATATTTATAGTCTGGATAATGAGGAGCTATCTGGTCATATGTTGCATGAATATTATTGAAAGTGTGTCCAACAACAGCTTGTCTTTTACCCTCGCGAACATAATCCCCTGCTAGTCCATGTTGCCAATTTCTATGTAGAAGTGTAAACTTATTATTTTCTTTATAGAACTGGTCTATATAACTTCTAGTTATAGATATTCCTCCGCACTTAGGAATATGTATGTATACTTCTTTCTTAGGATGAATTATCATAGGTCGTACGTATCTTCTCCTGTCATCATTGTTTCTTTTAATTCTGTCTTTTCATCAGGGTCAAGGGCAGTGTGAGGCCCAATCTTTAGTGTTTCCCAATTCATTTCTGAAGTAAAGTTTTCTGCTGCTCCACTTCTCATCTTATCACATTTAAACTTAATGCAAGGCTCTTCGTCTCCCCAATGCTGTATACTGTAAGCAGCATCAACAGCATCCAAGATTCCTTTTGAGAATCTTGCCTCTCCTTTCTCATTAGTCTGGAAAGCGGAGAGAACGAGAACTTTACTCTCTTGTGCAAGAGACTTAAGACCTTTTGAGATCTCAATCTGCTCGGTCCAATCATATTGACCTGAACGGGTTGGTGCGTTATGGCGTCTAACTTGGTTTAGATAGTCTACTATTACCACACCCAAGTTTGGTAACTGGGCTTGTTTTTGTCTTACTACGCTTATTATTTTAGCTAAAGTAAGAGACGGGTCATAGTGTATATCTATTTGAGGTATATCTGCTAACCTGTTTCTACTTAGTTGATAATGGAATTTGTCAAAATCTTGGTGGTCTTGCCACTCTTTATAACATTCCTCTCCACCATTGAATCTAGCAGCCCACCATTGTGCAACTTTATCCCATTCCATGGGACTCAGATTTTTTGCTTTGATTCGCTTACTAGGAACACCAGTTTGAATACCACAGATTCTCTGTAACATTTGTCTAGTGTCCATTTCAATAGTAAAGTATAGAGCTGATTTACCCTTAGATTGGGCACTAGCTGCTATATTACAACAGGTAAATGATTTACCTCCACCACGCTGTCCACCGATAACGACCAAGTCTTTGGGAGAGAATTGATAGTCCAGGTCGTATTCTTGATTAAGACCGAGCGGTAAAAACTTGGCTAAATCTTCATCACTATCAAAAAGCTCGACAGTTTCCATGTCATCTGCTTCATCGTTAGTTTCTACGGAATCTTCTACTTGTACAACTATTTCTTGTAATAAGTCTATGTTTTCTCTTGCATCTGATATGGCAACTTGGTGTTCTACATAGTTCTCGATTTTTGATAATATTTCAGATTGTGTGAATTGATTTTTAAGATAGTCTAATAGAATTATAGACGGAACATCTGTTTCAACTGTTTCGATTGCATATATTTTTTCTTGTAAATCACGCGAACGAATTTCTAGCTTTAAATCTTCAAAGCTAGGTAAATTATTATACTTGTGAACATGCTTATCTACTACTTTCCACAGCTTTCGGTACTCACCTTCTGGGAAATAGTGTTCTTTCAGACCATTCCAAGTCTGAAAGTCGCCATTCGCAATGATTTGCTTAAGTAATG